TGTATATGTGATTGACTTCTTTTTAGGGGATGGTCACTGTAGTGAGTGTTGGGTTTACTGGAAAGTTAGAGAAGGAAAATGGTGATGACTCAAATAGTAGCAACATACATCGACCACATGGGCAGTGACCTGTCTGTAGTTAATGCAGCACGGGTAAGTTTTGGTAAGCAGAGTGAGTGGGAAGTTGACTACGACAATGACATGTTCACAGGGCAGAATGTACTGTCAGAACGTGACGCTAAGCTAATCAAGTATCTAGCCAAGCACAAGCACCTGTCACCCTTCGGTCATGCTTTTGCATCCTTCCACGTTAAAGCACCTATCTTCGTAGCTAGACAGCTAGTGAAGCATAAGTTCCTGCGGTGGAATGAGATCAGCAGGCGGTATGTTGATGATGATCCTGAGTTCTATGTGCCTGACGTATGGCGTGGGCGTAGTGCTGATAAGAAACAAGGAAGTTCTAGTGAGGAAATCAAAGATATTTTAGTGGAAGGCTGGAAGAAGGAATATCCAGATAACCTAAAAGATACGATGGAAGTATCTGATGCCTATGATTCTGTTATGATGGAGTCTGTCTTCTGCCTTTACAAAGATATGATACATGCAGGAGTAGCGCCTGAGCAGGCACGTATGGTACTGCCACAATCCACCATGACTGAGTGGTACTGGAGTGGTAGCCTCGATGCCTTTGCTGCTATGTGTAAGCTACGCTGTGCCTCTGACACACAGTATGAGTCACGTATTGTGGCTGACCAGATCAGTGAGAAGATGAGTGAGTTATTTCCTGTGAGTTGGGATGCTTTGATGAAAGGAGAGGAGTGATGAGTAGTCAGTGGCACTACCAACTGATGTGGCATAAAGTAGATAGACCCTTTGCTGGTCTAGACGGTTACTATGCTATCCATGAATACTACGAGATGGATGATGGTGATGGTTGGTCAGAGAACCCTGTAGATGTCACTGGAGATAGCGTTGAAGATGTTAAGAAATCACTGATGCTAATGCTACATGACATAGATAAACATGGAGTGAAAGACTATGAACAGTAAAGTAGGGACTATCGGAATACAGAGTGTCGAAGAGCATGAGGATGGTAGTGCTACCTACCAGCTACACATGGATGCACAGTCTCAGGCAATGCTGATAGAAGAGGGTATCAAGTTTATCCTGCACTGTTCTGCAGCTAAGATGGACATTGGTGATGTGTATGACTGGATTCTTTCTCATATGCCACCAGAAGAAGAACCAGAAGCTAAACTCCCAGAAGGTCGAACCCCACTGTCAGATGATTGGTTCCGTGAGAAAGCTGCAGCATTCAGTTTTGATGAGTATGGGTTCTACGGTGAGAACAATGGACCACTACAAGACATTCGACCAATGACTGACGAAGAACGTCAGAGAGCCGCAGAGAGGGCTAAAGCTAATGGATATGAGTAACCTTACCCCAATACTGCTTGTCGCCTCTCTAGCGGCCTCTGTGTGGCTCGTATGGCGTGTTAATAAGCTGTATGATCGTATCGACAGTTTGGAGTGGCTGGCATTGATACTGGCCAAGAAAGATATGGACAGGGAGAACAAGGGTGACCAGTGATGAAATAATGAAGATGTGCGACAAGTTGTCGTATAAATACAAAAGTCAGATGCGAGAGGATTTGGTTCAAGAAGGGTTACTAGCAGTATATGAGGCTTTAGCAGAAGACCCTGAAAGTCACCCAGCTAAACTCTATAAGATCGCTGACAGGGCCATGTGGGACCATCTTAACTTTGCTTCACTACCAGTCTCTATGCCTGTCACAAGGGCATCTAGGGCTGCTATGAGGGGTGGTGAGCTTGATAGCACACAGACCTACTCTGAGGAAGGTGAGGAAGCCCTACGGGAAGCTGTAGCCTCTGTATCGGTAGAATATGACGACGCAGAAATATCTGTGCCTGACCATGCTGAGGTATACGAGGAGATGGAATACCAAGCGTATGTGGCATCTAAAGTGGTCACTGTCTTGTCTGGTGTCGATATGGATATTATCAAGTTGCGGTATTATCACGACATGACACAAGATGAGGTTGGGCAGGCTTTAGGTATTAGTAAACAAGCAGTTAGCAAGCGTGAGACTGCTGCACTTGAGAAGCTGAAACGTAAGTTGTAATATTTCGTGAATTGACAAACCTCGAAATAAGGCCCTATTAGCAAGTGTAGGCGTTAGAAATGCTAACGTAAGTTATGACTATAGTATCTACTACTAGTAGGTATTATAACTAAAGGAGATCGTTATGGACGAAGGAGATGTACTAGATTGGATTGGTGTAGACCTTAGTGGAAATCAACCAACTATTAAATCAAACGCAGGTCACAACCACAAACACGAGCTTGATAAATATGCTGAAGAGGCCCGCCTTGGTTTGAACATGGTTGAAGAAGGTGAAGACCATACAATAGCTGGCTGGATTACCTACGGTAATGCACTTAACAAAGGCCGTGCTGAATTTCCAAGTGACGAACAATTTGGTCAGTGGGTTCGTGAGCAGCAACTTGCTGGTCACAGTGTTTGGGAAGACAGAGCAGCAGCTATGTGGGCAGCAGCTAACCCAGAACAGTTTGAACAAATGCGGGAAAAATACCCAAATGTTCGCACACTAAGAGGTTCGCATGCTAAGTGGAAAAAGGAACAAAAAGACAGAGAAGGGGAAAAAGACAAGCCTAAAGCTAAGTCTGCTAAGGCTACAAATGAAGAGCTTGGCAAGGTTTTTGAGGGGATGCAGAATGGGACTATAAGCCCAGAAGATGCAAAACAAGAAATCGAAAGTGCCAAGAACCATGTCCAAGAAGCTATTAACAAGTTTAATAGTTTAAGTGACGAAGATAAGATAGCACACTTAGGTGAACCAACTGTCATTGACCAATCTGCTTTAGACAACAAGTTGGAAGAAAACTTTAACCCCAGAAACGCAGCCATCAGTGTTTTGGTGTCGTTAAACAGGTTAAGGATTTATGGTGGCAAGGAATCTATTCGTAAATACATTTCAAATGCTTTGGATGAAAGCACAAGAATGAAGGCTTACGAAGCAGAAGCTCTTGTTTTGCTTAGTGAAGTGGTCTTTGAGTTTAAAGATGAGTTGCAGTCTTTGTATAAGACTAAACCAAACCTCAACGCAATGAACTGATAAAGGAAATCACAATGGCCAATCAAACACAACAGTACATCCAGAAAAGCCTGTTCGCAGCACAGCAAGAGCTTGCACCTCATGGTATTTCTCTTGGCTTAGGTGGTGTGCAGCAGAATACAAAACGTGTTATTCAACGTGGTGTTATCACCATCAAAGATTCTGCTGTAAACTCTCACCGCTTTGCTCAACGAAAGCGTGGTGAACACATCAGTAAACAAGACTACGCTTACCCTCTGAAAGACAAAGATGGCAAGTGCATTTATGACGAACACGGTAAGAAGGTTAAAGTTTTGCTTCCCTATGGTGTTATCAAACGTGTTGACCCTGAGCATGCTGAAACCCTTCGTCTTAAGTTAGTAAATCAGGCAGAAGGCTTGCAAGAGATCGCACGTCAAATGGAAAGCGTCTGACAAGTCTGGAGAGTCACATGCAAGAGATTGCACACCAACCGTGTCCATATCCTGCGTGTGGCTCTTCTGACGCCTTCAGCTATAATGCTGGGGGCTATGGGAAGTGCCACGCATGTAACAGGTCGTACCCCTCCCGTGAGGAAGTGTATGATTGGGCCTCAGATAAGTACCCAACAAAGAAAGGAGCAACGGTGACAGATGTATTTGAAACATACACACCCAAGCGGATAGATACCCCCGACAGTGGAAAATATGAGGGTATGCGTGGTATTACTGCACAGACAATGCAGGACTACAACGTAAAGACCTACAGTGATCGTCAAGAGTACGTATACCCCAGCGGGGGAATTAAAGTACGTGCTTTGCCTGAGAAAGCATTCTACGCCAAGAATGGCTTCAAGGGTGACGAACTGTTTGGTATGAACCTCTACACTGCTGGTAGTGCTAAGAAGCTAACGATCACTGAGGGTGAGCTAGATGCCCTGTCAGTGGCTCAGATGCTTAAGAGCAGCTACATCAACCCGGTTGTGTCGTTGCCCTCTGCTACGCCCTCTAAGAAACTGTGGGATAAGTGCTACGAGTGGGTAAACTCTTTCGATCAGATTATCTTGTCAGTAGACAATGATGATGCTGGCAATGAGATTGCTGCCCGTATTGCTAAACTGTTCCCTAATAAAGTCTACCGGGTTGACCATAGCAAATACAAGGATGCTAACGAGTTTCTCAAGGCTGGTGCTGGTGCAGAGTTTAAGGCTGCTTGGTGGAATGCTAAGAAATATACACCAGAGAATATCCTAAACACTGCTGACCAGTTTCTTAAGCTGTATCAAGACACACCAAACCACCAGTATGTAGAGACTGGCATTCGTGATCTGGACGACAAAATCTTGGGGCTTATGCAAGGTCACTTTACTGTGTTTAAGGCACCCACTGGCATTGGTAAGACAGAGCTTATGCGGTATTTGGAATACACACTACTTAAGAAAGGTATCCCGATTGCTGCATGGCACCTTGAAGAGACTAAGCTACGATCCCTTCTTGGTTTGGTGTCGTATGAACTGAACGACAACCTGACACGTAGGGATTTGATCGAAGACAAACAAAGGGAAGCTGACGTAATTGATGCTATCAAGTCATTGACCAAAGACGAACTGTTCTACCAGTTCTATCTCCAGGATGGTGAAGGTTCTGAGGAACTGTGCGATCAGATCAGATACTTTAGTCAAGCCTGTGGTGTTAAGTATGTGTTCTTCGAGCCTATTCAGGATGTGATCGTTGGGTCTTCTGACGAGAGCAAAGAGCAAATGCTGGCTGACTTGTCTGTTCGTCTGTCTAAGCTGGCTGCGGAACTGAATGTTGGTATTGTCAGTATTGGTCACACTAACGACAATGGCGACTTTAAATATTGTCGTATGATCGGACAACGTGCATCGGTTATCGTAAACCTACAACGTGATAAGGACTCGACAGATATGCACGAACGTAATACGACACACCTACACGTCGAGAAGAACCGTCCTACTGGTGAGGTAGGCCAAGCTGGTAAGATGCGGTTCAGCACTGACACATTCACTCTACGGGAGGTATTCTGATGGATATGTTCATATTTAAAAATAAAGTCTATAAACCGCCCTATGCACCTTACTACGACAGATATAAAGGTCACACATTCAAGATTGACCATTTCCTTGTCGAAGATGAAAGCCTACAACACGTTTGGCTAGAGTGCATAACAGACTGTGACCTTAAGGTGTCTGGTTATGTAGAACTGCACCAGTTGGAGTTAGTTAAGTGAAACCAGTAGTATTCGATATTGAAACTGACGGTCTGCTTGATCAGCTAACCAAAATCCATGTGCTTGCTTGGATGGGGACTGATGGTCAGGTTCACCACACTAACGACTACGAGGCTATGCGCCTGTTCTTCACACAAGCTGACACTCTTGTTGGTCACAACATTATCCGCTTCGACATCCCTGCAGTGGAAAAGGTATTGGGTATCAAGGTAAAGGCTAAACTGGTAGATACTCTGGCACTGTCTTGGTATCTTAACTTCGACCGTCCACGACATGGCCTTGAGGGCTACGGAGAGGACTATGGAGTGCCTAAGCCAGTGATTAAGGACTGGGACAGCCTGACGTATGAAGAGTACGCTCACCGCTGCTCTGAGGACGTTAAGATCAACTCTCGTTTGTGGCGTGACTTGGACCACAAGCTGAACAAACTGTATCAGGACTCGGAAGAGAAGATGCGGTCTATCCAGTATTTGTCGTTCAAGCTAGACTGCGCTCGTGAGCAAGAAGCCCTTGGGTGGAAATTGGATGTGACCCGTACGCAAGAAGCCTACGACGAAATCCTAAAGCTCAAGGACGAGAAGGAAGAGCAACTAGCAGATGCTATGCCACGTCGCATTCTCACTGCTGTACGTACAAAGCCGAAGATGATGCACAAGAAGGATGGTTCTTTGAGTGCGCATGGTGAACGCTGGACCGCACTATGTGCGGAGAATAAGATGCCAATCTCCGCAGATCAAATCACTGTGGTGACTGGTGATGAACGTGCTAACCCAAACAGCAACGACCAAGTAAAAGACTGGTTGTATAGTCTGGGGTGGCAACCAAAGACTTGGAAGTTCCTACGGGATAAGAAAACCGGAGAGGAGAGAAAGATTGAACAGGTTCGTAAAGATGGTGAACTCTGCGAAAGCGTACGTGTTCTCGCTGATGTTGACCCCGCTGTTTCCGTTCTGGATGGCCTTACTGTGCTTAATCATCGTGCTGGCATTCTTAAATCCTTCTTAGAGAGTGTATCAGAAGATGGTTATTTGAAAGCAGAGGTAGCAGGGT